TTACAAACATATTTATTATTAGCGGTGTAATCCGCCATTGGAACAATGCTAGTACCAAATTACCTACACCACAGCAAGAAAGCACAGAAGCCTACCAAAAAGCCACAAGCTCTACGGGCAGCCAAGAAACGTGCCAAAATGCTCATTAAAAAACTACGTTCACAATCATGACACCACCACTATATCGCTATTACTGTGCCGACACAACAGATGACAAACACTTCTGTTTCATGGCAGCAGATGACATGGAAGCTGCATACAGAGCAGATACCATGGCAAAGGAGTGGTACAATTCCACTCTCAAGGACGTTTACCTTGACAAACACAACAACCCACATAGAAGGTACAGACCAAATGACAAAGAAATACTTTCCCAACAATTGGAGTAGGCTTGTTAAAGTACCACCGGAGTACTTTGAGTCACTAGATTACGAGGACTTTATGGACTGGAAGATGAATGGCTGGGAGATTGCAGGGTCTCACGAGTGTATCATTCGTACGATCGACTGCGAATCTGGTAAAGTCAAGGAATATGTATATCAACGCAAGGATGCTGCCCGCAAAAGAATGTTAAAACTTCTCAATGAGCAGAAACATGAGATACTTATATGCACACATGATAACATACAACACCTAAAACCAGAAAAATACATTACAGAACACGATGAAGACACATTCCATACCCAGTGACGACGTCTACACATACCACAAACAAGCACTAGACATGTTACAACCAGACCACCCTCATTATGATGAGATAAGAAAGCACTTACTCGAACAAATTAAAGATGAATTATCGGACAGATATAACACCAGACCAAATAGAACAACAGATCTTGTTAGAAAGATCTCAGATCAGTCAGGGACTGAAACGGCTGCGTGACCAGACACTCAAGTTAGAGCAACAAAACTATGCCTCAGCTAGCATTTATGGTATAGCCTCGCTACATACTTTGTTACCTTTGGTCGTCGATAAGATACTCACAACAAATAACAAGATACATCAGGGCAAATATGGTGCAGCCTTCAAGGATATACACATATATTTAGCTACAATCGAGCCACTTGCCGCAGCAGGCATAGCTTGTAAGATTACATTTGATAAAGTTTTTGGTTACAAAGAGGGTAGTAACATAGCTACAAATGTATGCGAAGCCATTGGCAGATCAATCGAGGATGAGTGTCAGATGAGACACTACGAATCTAACGCACCAGCACTACTTGCTACACTAAAAGAGAACTATTGGCACAAAGCTATAGGTACACAGCAGAAACTTACTGTTATCAAGACGTTGATGAACAGATATAAGGTATCTCCATGGTCACATTGGAGTAGAGCTGTACGTATCAAGCTCGGAGCATGGTTACTTGATTGTATTATGCAAGCAAGCGGTTGGTTTTACAAGCAGCGTATGCGTACAGGTCGTAAGACTACTGTATTCATAGCACCAACAGCTGAGTTCATGGACATCAAGGATGAGGTCATGGCAAATGCAGAGTTATTTTCACCTCTTGCATGGCCGATGCTTATACCTCCAAAAGACTGGACTAACACGTCAGCAGGCGGCTACATGCTCAATGAGCTAATGCAAGGCCACGACTTGGTTAGAAGGGGCGATCCCTCCCGTATACAGGGGGAAATACCCATAGCTTTTCTCAATAAAATACAACAGGTAAAATATCGGTTAAACCCGTTCATAGTTGACACTGCTATGCTGTTAGAGAAGAGAGGTGTTAGTGTAGGTAAGTTTCTCCCAATCATAGACTACGATCTACCTCCCAAGCCCGTCGACATTGCCGAGAATAAAGAGGCACGTAAGAAGTATAGACGAGAAGCAGCTGAGGTAATGAATAAGAGAGCAGCAGAGTTCAAGAGATCTTGCCGCACACGCATGACTATGGAAGCCGTACGTAAATACAAGGATGTAGAGTTCTATATACCTTGGTCGTTCGACTACCGTGGTCGTGCCTATCCTATTCCAGCCTTTCTTACACCGCAAGACACAGACTTTGGAAAAAGTTTATTGCAGTTTGCTGATGCTGCACCAGCTGAAGATGTAGAAAAGTGGTTAGCTTTCCAAGTAGCTACCAGTTATGGTCTTGATAAAGCTACTATGGAAGAGAGATTAGAGTGGACACGTAGTAATGTCTCACTTGTCGCAGCAATCTCAACCAATCCAATAGCATTCCTTCCCGAGTGGGAGGTGGCAGAAGAACCTTGGCAGTTCTTAGCTGCATGTGAAGAATACTATCATTGCTGTATTGCAAGAGATAGAGACACCACATCTCTGCCCGTGGCAACCGACGCTACATGCTCAGGCTTGCAAATACTTGCTGGTCTGGCTCGGGATAAGTCCACAGCTACACTGGTCAACGTCGTCCCATCTGATAAACCACAAGATGCTTATGCAAAAGTGGCAGAGACAGCACTAAGCTTAGGGATTCCAACCAGTGTACACCCTGTATGGGATAGGAAATGTGTGAAACGCACAGTTATGACTATACCCTACAATGCCAAACCTTTTTCTAATCGTTCCTACATCAAGGATGCGTTGAAAGAGAAAGGTGTTGAGGTCGATAAAGATGACCTCACCCATATAGTCAGGACTGTCAGACAGGCTATGCACATGATCGTGCCCGGTCCGATGTCAGTAATGAGATGGATAGAGACAGAAGTTTCCAAATCTATCAAACGTGGAGCTACAGACGTAGAATGGGTTACACCCTCAGGCTTTGTAGTGAAACAACATATTATGAAGAGGAAGGTAGAACGTCTAGACCTACAACTTCTTGGCAGATGTCAGCTCAGTGTTGCTACAGATGAGACAACCGACGTCGATCTCAGTAGGCACAAAGCAGCCACTGCACCCAACCTCATTCACAGCCTTGATGCGAGCCTGCTTCACCTTTCCGTGCGTAAATTCGACTTACCGATTGCACTAATCCATGACAGTGTGTTAAGCAGGGCTTGCGATATGGATAAACTATCTGCTATAATAAGGGAAACATACATGCTTCTCTTTGCAGAACATGATTACCTCATTGACTTTGCCCGACAGATCGGTGCAGAGACAGAACCGCCTATCATTGGCGACTTACAACCAGAAACGGTTATAGAATCCACTTATTTTTTCTGTTAACTATGATTTACAATGACCCTTTCTTCTCATCCACTAGCTTAATTAGTAGTTTCTTTGCACCAACAGAGATCTACGTTGTAGCTAAAGAGGACATTGAGAAGGCACAACAAACTCAATACAAAGAGCAAGTCGAAGCAATCGACGCAAGAATACAATACCTCCAGAACAAAAAGAAAGAGGTACAAAAACTAATCACCCCAACTAAGGAGACCGCAAATGCCTAAAAACGTCCACGTGACTGACGAAATCAAACTAGAAGGCTTCCAAGCCATACTTGAACCCGGCAAGTTCGGTTACTCACTCGCAGCTGTTGTTGACGAGAGTGTAATTGACAAGCTAGAGACTGAAAGAGCTGATGTCCTAAAATGGGCAGAGAGCAAGCTCAAGAACCCTAAGAGAGCTACACTTAAACCAACACCATGGGAAGAAGTAGCTGAGGGTAAATACAAAATCAAATTCTCATGGGGAGAAGACAAGAGACCCGGTGTTGTCGACACTGAGGGTACACCCGTCACTGATAAAAAGACACCGCTTTATGGAGGATCTACAGTTAAACTTGGTTTCTTTCAGAAGCCGTATATACTCAGGGATGGAGTTACCTATGGAAGTTCTCTTAAACTACTTGGCGTACAAGTTGTTGCTGTAGGAGAAGGTGCTGCTGTAGACACAGATAGCATGGATGATGAAGCAGTTGCCGACTTGTTCGGTAAGACTGAAGGCTTCACTGCAACAGCCGTTGGTAGAAACCCAGAGACAGTAGTAGCATCAGAAGATGTCGAAGAAGACGAAGACTTTTAGATCTAAGCTCGAACAGAGTGTCGCAAAGATACTCGACCAAGTAGGTGCTAAGTATGAGTATGAGCCACACAAGGTTGCTTATACCATACAGCACCACTACAACCCAGACTTTTGCCTAGTCAATGGTGTAATGCTAGAGACTAAAGGCTACTGGGATGCAGAAGATAGACGTAAGATCAAGGCGGTCATGCGAGACAATCCCGACATTGATTTACGTATGGTATTTCAAGCTCCTTACAACAAGATCAGCAAGAAATCCAAAACTACTTATGCCCAATGGTGTGAGAAGCATGGCATCAAATGGGCAGCAGCACACGCAATCCCCATAGATTGGTTAATATAATGAATGAAAGCGAATTTGTGGCACACGAACCATGTCCTAACTGTGGTTCATCAGATGCTAATTCAGTTTACTCTGATGGTCACAAGTTTTGTTTTGCGTGCCAGACGTACACCCCGGCGGACGGGGACACACCCACCCATATAATGAACAATGATGAACGAGTACAATTCCTCGGGTCAGCTGAACAGCTGCACAAACGAAAAATCAGCGAAGCCACCAACTCATTCTACCGAATCTACAGATACGGTAACACCCTCCGCTTCCCATATTATAATGACAGCGGCCAAGTTGTTGGATTCAAAATTAAATCAAAAAAGAAAGACTTTCATTACGAAGGTGGAAGAACAGATCAGCTCTTTGGACAGCATCTTTTCC